AAACCACGCCCACATATCCAGCCGGAATCCTTTCCATGCAGATGATCGCGGAAACCAAACCCATCACCAAAATAACCGCCAGCGCGATTGCGCCAATTATGCCCTTTTTCATGTTTATTTTTCCTCCTTATTTGTTTCGTTTTCGTCTGTTATGTCTTCTTTGGCTTCAGTCCACAAATCAGCCAAAAAGTTCCCAAAGGCCTTAAAGCAAAAGCTCATGAGAAACCAAATTGCAGCCATCACGATGACCACCAGGAACCAAAATACAATGTTTATATGCCTCACCTCCTTTGCTCCCAAAGCTTCCGACCAACCCTGGCCTATCAATCCACCGGCGGCAGCTGCTTTTCGCGCTCGTCATACAAACACCTCCATCATTCACCGCCAGGGGTTGTCCCGGTCCCGCCCCGGACCTCCTCGAACTGCGTGAAGCCCGCGCCGCCCGGTGCCAGCCGGACGGGGCGTTTTTTATCCTCCGCCATCCCTGGGCTTCCAGTAGCCTGACATGAGGTTCTTTGGCTTTTCGCTTGCTGTCACAACCGCATCAAATTCCCAGTACGACGTGCGAATGCGCAACCCGGCAAATACACAGAAATCCTCGCCAGCCTCGATGCCACCGCCAGCCTTGATGCCCTCGCCAGCCTCGATGCCCTCGCCAGCCTCGATGCCACCGCCAGCCTCGATGCCCCAGCCAGCCTCGATGCCACCGCCAGCCTTGATGCCATAGCCAGCTTTGATGCCCTCGCCAGCCTTGATGCCCTCGCCAGCCTTGATGCCCTCGCCAGCCTTGATGCCACAGCCAGCCTCGATGCCCCTTGCGAAAACCGAACCAACAAACTCAATCCGCCCAGCAAAAAAGATGTTTTTATCCGGTTCAGCGATATCCTCACTATAGGTGCGGACATCTTCCGTATGGCCCACGTGGGAAAACAGCCAGCCAGCAAAATCGAGCCGACCTTCCTCTGCGCAGCGGTCAAGCACCTCCTGATACTCACCGCCGTCCGGGAACGCTTTCTGGAACTCACGCTGACCTTCACGGCACGCGCCAAGTTCCTTTAGGTAGGCCAAAGTAATTTTGAATGTGCCCTTCATAGTTCCTCCTTTATAGACTTCTTTTTTCATGACCACGGTCCCTCCATCGTCATGGAGGCGGCGCGCCTTTATCCATGGGCCTCCTGTGGTGTGTATTTTGATATCAGAATGTGTAGATCAATGCTGAGCCCAGTTATCCCACCTCTGCGCCGCCGCCAGAACGGCGTTGGCGTAGCCCCTAGCCCCGGTGTCATAGCCCGCGTTGTAGCTGGTGAGTGCCGCCGCCGGGTCCCCGTACCGCTCCAGGAGCTGGCCCAAATAGCCGATGCCCGCCTGCAGATTGTCCTCCGGTGACAGCTTGTCCGGGAAATAGTCCCGGTTGAGTTGGAGCAGCCCATAGCACGAACCGTTGTCCGCCTCTGCCTGGAAGCAGCTCTCCATCTCGATGAGCCCCAGGGCCAGCGCGATGGGGACACCGCTTTCCTCGCACGCCTCACGGAGCACCAGCTGGAGGTCCGGCGACAGCGGCACGGCGGGGTCGCAGGGTACGGGGGTTGGCGTAGGAAGGGGTTCCGGGGTGGGTTCAGGTCCAGGTGGAGGAAGCTCAATATGTACCTCCGCCACCTGGGGCGGTAGCTCCGCCCCAGCCCGCTCAATGGAGTGGGAGAGGCACCAGCCACCCGCTAGGGCTACCGCCACTGCCGCCGCAAACACGAGGGCGGCGAAGACATCGTCAAAACGTTTGCGCATTGGTTCGCCCTCACTTCACATTGGACACATGATACCGCCCAAAACCAGACGTGCGCCAGCTCCCAATGCCCAGGCCAAACCCGGCCAAATTGATGATGTTGGTCACGCTCTCCAGAGAATAGGAGGTCTCGACACAGGCGATCTCGAAGGTCGCCGTCCAGCCGGTAAAGCGGTTCAGACGGGCCAGCACGGGAGCGCCACGTTTGGGGGACATGAGCTTTTCGTCGATGTAGTGTTCCGTGAAGGTGATGGGCACCAGCCCGCCGGGGGCCACGATGTTCACACCGGCGTCAAACTTGGTAGAATACTTATCCAGCCCGCCCCGCACCACAGCCTGCCCGAAAGACTTTTTCAGCCCAAAAGCGGAAATGCAGGGGGCGTTGTGAAGGAGGGCTTCCCGCAAACCGTCCTCGGTGAAGTCGGTGGGGGTGCCGTCCCGCCAGTGCATGGAGGTGATAATCTGCTCCCACTCGTTGGGCTTCTCCATCTTCTTCGCCTTGTCCTTGCGGGCGTCGGTCAACTGCCGGATGGTTGGAGCGTTCATCTTGTTCAAAACCAGGTCGCCGTCGCCCTCAATAGTGACTTTGGCGTGGATCACGCTGATGGGCTGGATTTCGATGATAGTTTCTTTTGACATTTTCTTTTCCTCCTATGTAAGCGGGCATTTTAGAGAGCTTGTCGTGTTCTATACTGACTTGTTTTATATAAGTTCTTTGCTGTTGTGAATTCTCCTGTGGTAAAGAATCCTTAGTCGAATTTTTCTGAGGTTTGCTTAGAGGACAAGCCCCCTAAAATGCCCGCTATGTGTTTGATGCTCACCCGCTCCAGATTGCGGTCTGTTATCCTGAAATATATTGTTTTGTTATTTCATTTCGCGTTCTGATATTTTCTGTACTCTTAAATAGTGCTGCGGTCACAAACCGCAATCTGGAGCGGGTGATGGTTGGCTCCCCGGCAGTGCTGGCAGTTCGTTGTGTTATATTGTTTTGATATGCACTGTTTTTTACTTGGTCGTTGTGCGCTTTCCTTGACGGCCAACGAGCCGCCAGCACCGCCGGGGATTGATTGTGATGTAGTGTTTTGACCTTTGCAATCCTGATATGTTTTGTATGGGTAGTGTAGTGTGCGCGGTGGGCGCTATTGGCGGTTTGTTTTGCGCTATTCTGTCATTTCGTGTCCAAATCTAAGCATTCGTTTTGATTCGTGAATTTCGTTTAGCGGTTACAAGCCGCCAATACCGCCCACCGCGCCGCCGTTTAGCTGGCCTTACCCCGCATCAATTCCTCGATTGCGTCAAAGACGGCCTCCAATTCCGTCAAGCTGTGGTACTTCACCCGCAGGGCCTCCAAGTCCCGCAAAGCGCTTGCCAAAAGGTTCTGGTAGCTGTCCTGATTACGCACGATGATCTGCGCGGGCCGGTAGCCGCTCCCGCTCTCCGGCTTGAAAAAGAACCGGATTGGGGGCTTGTCCTCCCGAACGGTTTCCCGGATCACCAGATGGCGTACCACCTGCCGTGCTTGGTCCAGCCGGTGCTTTTCAGCGGCCACCGCATCGTTCCACTCAAAGCATTTGTGGAGCTCGGAGCTGGGATCGCGGGCCTTGTCCACGATTTGCGCGGGCGTGGCGCTATCGCCGATAGAAGCGATTTCCGCCGCAACAAGCTGAGCGTCCGCTTTGTGGAGCGCCGCAAATCCGGGCTTCCACATTGCGCTCATTTCAACAGCCATGATTTCCTCCTATGTATCCCCAACATCGTTCAGGGCTTTGTTTTTTTATAAGCTGTTTTTTCCTGCACTTTTTTGTCCTGTCCGTCTGTGTTTTGTTCGTTCGTTTCGTGACCGATTGAGTTATGTATAGACATACAGAGAGCCGTAAAGCCCTGAACGATGTTGGGGATTTTAAAAATTTAAATTTGATTTTCTGCTTGCGTTGTGTTACAATCAAGGCGACAGGTTAATTGCGAGTAGTGCTTGTCCCGCCCCGCCGGATGTTCGCCCATCCGACGGGGTTTTCCATGTGTCTAAACACGAGCGCCTTTTATACCTCAAAAAACTTCGCAAAATTCTCCGACCCATACTGCCCTCTCGTAAGCTCCAGCATCTCCCGAATGGTGTATCGCTCTTTGAGCTTATTCCCCAGGCTGTTCACAAACTGCTCGGACCCTTGTTTGCACGCGCCGGTGATGATTCGGTACATGGCCACAGCCTCCTCAACACCCATCTCGGTATCCAGGGGAAGGCCGCTGTATTGATCTGCACCGCGGTCTGATGCAGACTTAAAAAGCAAATCGGAAATTCCCTCACGAAGCGTGGCGCAGTGAGCATAATTTGCTCCATCGAAAATGACGTTTCTACCGGGTATTCGCCCCACGTAAAATGTGTACTGCTTAAGATGCTTTTCCTTTTTAATATGGCTTAAAATATTATCAGCATAAATCCAATGGCCTGGACGGTAATCACTGTTATGCAGTTGGTTCACTTTTTCAATTTCCGATTCGGTGATGCCCGTGCCGCTCAGGTTGAGCCACCCGCCCACGGTCAGATTGTCCGGCAGCGCCGTGATGCCCGTGCCGCTCAGGTCGAGCCACCCGCCCACGGTCAGATTGTCCGGCAGCGCCGTGATGCCCGTGCCGCTCAGGTCGAGCCACCCGCCCACGG